GTTGGTCCTAAAAATAGTGCTTTTACTGGTAAACAAGGAACTTATGGGTTATATCATGAAGGTTATCAACGTGCGGCTAGAGAACGTGAAATATTGCCTAGAGAAATGCAATCTATTACCTGGGAAGCTGTACGTGGTTTGTTCCCTGATACGTTTAAAAATGCAAAAAATGTTAAAGAAATAGATGATATATGGCAAAAGTACAAAAAAGGTGATATTAAAATTGATCAAGCAAGAAAAGATATTTTTGAGAAAGCTGGGGGAATAGATGAACCTGAATGGAAAAAATAACGATTTAATTTTGGAATCTATGAAAAAGCATGGTATTCCGTTAACGTTTGAAAACTATATGGGTTTAGCCCATCCTGAAGGCGATCCTGAAGAATTTGATTATGAAGGCCACATGAATTTGCCTGAAGAAATTAGGAAAATGGTTGACAATGAAGGCAGTTGAGACAAAAATGTAGTTTTTAACCTTAATTAGGAGAATCAAACATGGGTAAAATGGATTCAATGAAGGGCGTACCTTCAACAACTGGTGCAACTGCACCTAAAGGGGCAACATCTTCTGACATGTCCGGAGAACGTATGGGCAAGCTAGTTAATGGCGTAGCAATGGGCAAAGAAGATATGACTGGTAAAGATGCATTATTCAATACTGGCCGTACTGAAGGCATTTGTTATACTCATACCCGTGATTGCTATAAGTCTGAAGATAACTGTTAATTAAGCGAAAATCCCCAAAGCACGTGAAACTAAGGGGATTTTCTAACCAACACAAGTAAGGAGAACTTGCAATGGCTGATGTAGATTTTATATTAAAACCGCTGGCTGATAAAATAATTATCAAGCCGGATGTTCGTGTTTTAAGTTCTGTATTGATTGTTAATAATAAAGAACATGACAATATGGGTACGGTAGTAGCAGTAGGCCCAGGTAAAAAGGTAAACGGCAAAAGGGAACCTATGCCAGTTGAAGTTGGTCAACATGTACGTTTTGGCACAATGGATGATAATTACAACGCTGAATACTTAAAATATCAAGAATACTTTACTAATGGTGAACGTTACTTGATAATGTCATGGCAAGATATATGTTTTATTACTGACAAGGAACAATATGGCAACTAAACCTGGCTTATATGCCAACATCCATGCAAAACAGGAACGTATTGAAAAACAAAAAGAAGCTGGTGGAAAAGTAGAACGTATGCGTTCACCTGGTAGTAAGGGTGCTCCAACAGCTAAAGCATTTAAAGAATCTGCAAAAACGGCTAAAAAATGACTAAAAAACACGATAAACCAATTGAGCATAAGACTACAGGTAAGGGTAAGACATACAACCCTACTGACAAAGGTGCTGGCATGACCGCTAAAGGACGTGCTGAATACAATGCTAAAAACAATAGCAATTTAAAAGCACCAGCACCAAATCCCAAAACAAAAGCAGATGAAGGTAGAAAAGCTAGTTTTTGTGCACGGATGGAAGGAGTTGTAAAACACGCTAAAGGCCCAGCGGAACGGGCTAAAGCATCATTAAAGAACTGGAACTGTTAATATGCCGTTACAGAAAAGTAGTAGTCCCAAAGCATTTAAAGAAAACATCAAAGCAGAAGTAAAAGCCGGCAAGCCTATAAAGCAAGCCGTAGCAATTGCCTATGCTCAAAAACGTGAAGCTTTACAACCTAAAGGAAAAAAGAAATGATTATCAATTTTGGCGATTTAACAATTCAAGAAGCAGAATTAATTCTAGTTGGATTAAAAAAGCTACCAATGGAAGCCGTAGAACAAACTCATGCAAAGCTATTAGCTATTGCTAATGAACAGTTTATAGCCCAGCGGCCACAGGAACAACCAGTAGAAGCTACTGTAGAAGAATAATGGATCAACCATTTGGCCGTCCAACTAAGTATGACCCAGCCTATTGCGAAAAGGTAATAGAACTGGGTAAGCTTGGTAAATCTTTTGAACAAATGTGTGCCCTACTTAACATAGGGTATACCACTATGCGTAGATGGCGTGACGAACATGAGGACTTTCGGCTGTCCTTGGAAGATGCACATGCTCTAAGTCAGACTTGGTGGGAAGATATGGGGCAAAATTACTTGGTAGAGCATAAGGATGGCGAGAAAATCAATACTGGTTTATGGTCACGTTCTATGGCTGCAAGATTTCCTAAGAATTATTCAGATAGGGTTAAACAAGAAATTAGCGGTCCTGATGGGGTACAGCTAAAAACTGGTTTTACATTAATCTTTGAAGAACCAAATGACAATACAGGAAGCTAAAGCCAAAGCACGATTTCCAGCTAAATTAAAGTGTTTATTTGACCCAGCTAAAGCACGTTATCGAGTGTTATATGGTGGCCGTGGGGGATCAAAGAGTTGGAATATAGCTAGAGCATTACTATTAAAAGGTTGTGAACAAACAATTAGGGTGCTATGTGCCCGTGAATTTCAAACCAGTATTAAAGATTCAGTTCATAAATTATTGGTGGATCAAATATTTAACCTGGGCATTGAAGCCCATTATGAAGTAACTGATCGCACAATACGTGGGGTTAACGGTACAGAGTTTATATTTGTAGGCATTAAAAACAATACAAACAACGTTAAATCTATTGAAGGCATAGATATAGCTTGGGTAGAAGAAGCCCAATCAGTTAGCCCTAATTCGTGGAATGTCCTTATTCCTACCATACGTAAAGCTGATAGCGAAATATGGATTAGCTTTAATCCTGAATTACCCACAGATGAAACTTGGAAGCGTTTTGTAATAAATCCCCCTGAAAATTCAGTTATTCAAAAGATTAATTGGAGTGATAACCCTTGGTTTCCTGAAGTATTGGATTTAGAACGTAGGGCATTACAAGGCCGTGATACGGAAGCATATAACAACGTTTGGGAAGGAATACCACGGCAAACGGTTAATGGTGCTATATTTGCTAAAGAAGTTACTATGGCTGAATTAGAAGGTCGTATATGCAATGTGCCTTATGATTTAACAAAGCCAGTACATGCTATATTTGATTTAGGGTGGGCTGACCAAACTGCTTGTTGGATATTGCAATTTATTGGCCAAGAAACCCATTTGTTGCGTTATTTTGAGGATAGTCAGCAAACAATTAGTTATTACATGGCCAAATTACAGTCTTTTGGCTATTTGTACGATACGATATGGTTGCCCCATGATGCCAAGGCAAAATCCTTGGGAACTGGCAAATCCATAGAAGAAATAGTTCGAGCAACGGGCATGAAAGTACAAGTTTTGGATAGGGTGCCGGTAGCAGATTCAATTAATGCCGCCAGGACAATATTTAATAAATGCTATTTTGATAGGCAAAATACAGAAGAAGGCTTACAATGTTTAAGACATTACCGATATGACGTTGACCCTGATACAAAAATGTTTAGTGCAAAACCATTGCACGATGAATATTCGCACGGGGCAGATGCATTTAGGTATATAGGTTTAATGATTAATGAGCCTAGAAAAGCCCAGCCACAAAGGGCTAATCAACGGGCACCAGCAAGTTGGATGGGATAAATATGGCCGAGTACGAAGATAAAAAATATTATGGTGATGGTGATGGCGATTCACGCATATCAGAAGCTATTGAATTTTTAAGACAGGCCGCAGAAGCTGACACTACAAATCGTGCAGAAGCTTTAGATGATGTAAAGTTTGCGGCTGGTGATCAATGGCCGGTAGAAATACAAAACAGTAGAAACTTAGAAGCCCGTCCTTGTCTTACTATTAATAAGATTGATGCGTATGTACGGCAGATAACAAACCAGCAACGCCAGCAACGGCCACGGATTAAATGCCAGGGCATGAATAATGAAACAGATGCCAAGATGGCCAAAATCATTACCGGCATTTGTAGGCACGTAGAAGTAAATTCAAATGCTGATCATGCTTATGATACGGCTTATGATTTTGCAGTACGTATGGGCTGGGGATATTGGCGTGTTACAACTGATTATGTACGGCCTGATTCATTTGATCAGGAAATCTACATTAAGCCAATTGAAAACCCATTTACAGTATATTTTGATCCTAATTCAACAGCACCGGACGGATCAGATGCTGAAAAATGTTTAATTACTGTTGTACTGGCTAAAGAAAACTTTAGAAAGATGTACCCTGGTGCGGACGATGGCGGTAGTTTTTCTGCCCGTGGAACTGGTGACAGTAATTCAGAATGGGTAACAAAGCACGATATAAGGATTGCTGAATACTTTTATACACGTATGGAACTGGCCGAATTAGTCTTATTATCTGATGGAACTACAGCTTATGAAAACGAATTACCGGCCACAGAAGTAATGGAAGTAGCTGGAATTTATGAAGTAAGTAGGCGTAGATCGTTTAAAAAGTCTATTAAATGGTGCAAAGTTACAGCAATGGAAGTGTTAGAAGAAGGTACATGGGCTGGTAAATATATACCAGTAGTACCAACTTATGGCCAACAATGCGTAGTTGATAACAAACGTAAGAAGTTTGGCCTAGTTCGTATGGCCAAGGACCCACAACGTATGTATAACTTTTGGCAAACATCCATGACAGAATCCGTAGCATTGGCTCCTAAAGCCAAATGGATTATGGCAGAAGGCCAAGATGAAAACCATGAGCAAGAATGGGCTAGTGCAAACAATACGTCTTATGCG